CTGTCCGTCGCGCGGGGCCAGGGGGTCATACCCCAGGGTCGGCGGTTACAAATTTTACAAATTCCCGCAGTTTGGCCCAGGGTTTTGGCCCGTTAGCCTCTGCGCCTGGAGCTGGCGGCCACGCCTGACCGCCTGCGGACCACCGCTGACACCTTCGCATAGGTGCCCATGGTGCCGCGCTGGCCTGCCCTGGACAGTGCGGCACGGTGCAGCCCTAGCCGCTGGGCCTCACCGATGCCCACGCGGCGGGCCTGGGTCACGGTGGGCACGGGGTATTTCCGCTGGGCTGGGTAGGCAAAGGCTGAGGCGGGCAGGGCGTTGCGCTGCTTTGCTGACAGGGCCATGGCGTGATCCTTTACGGCAGGGCTGACCATTGCTGATCGGTGCCTGTGGCTGCGCCTGTGCTGCGGCACCGCGCGGCGTGCACCAGCCCGACCACTGCGCCTGGCGTGCCGGTGAGGCAGTAGTGGTGCTGGGCGGTGGGCAGTTGCGCACCGTGGGGCTGGCGGGCGTTGAGGGCGTAGGCGTAGCCAGCGTGACCGGGGGCGGGCACCAGCGGCAGGCTGCCAAAGGTGACGATAAACGCCTGGGGCACGCGGCCACTGCACGGGCGCAATACGATCTTGTTTAGCGCGGTGTCCTGGGCGCACAGGTTGGAATCGTCGCCGCGTGGTGTCCACTCAAGCTCAAAGACACCCAGGCCGCCATAGTTGGCGCGGTCAAATGCGCTAAACCCGAATCCGCCTCGGCCACCGCCTGGCATTGGCACGGTGCCCTCTTGCTGCCAGGTCCAATCCTGGCGGCCATCCTGGCGGTTGTTATTGGGGTCCATGCTGATATTGCGGGTGAACGGGTGCGCGGTGAGGCCAGCGTCAGCGGCCCGCACATAGTTGAGGGCGGCCAGCGGGGCCTGTGCTTCCACGGGCTCAGCGCACTGGCTGGAGGTGACCTGGCAGGCGGGGGTGCTGGTGTGCGGGTGGCCGCTGGCGGCGGCGGGGCTGGCGAGGGCCAGCACGGCGGCGGGCAGGGCGGCAAGCGCAGCGAGTGCGCGGGCTGGTTTGCGCATGGGGGTCAGGCTAGGCGGCTGGGTGCGGTTAGGCCATGGGCCAGGTTGCCCACCAGCCAGGCGGTGCGCCAGGTTCGGGGCGGCCTGCTGCGATCCAATCCGCCCACAGTGCGGGGCCACGCTCCACCGCTAGCCATACGTCCAGCCACTCAGCGTCAATACCGGCCATGCCTGCGGGGGACGTTGCACCTGTGCCCGCTGTCCGCTCGCGGGCCTGTGGCGGCCTGTGCGGGCCTGTGGCGGCCTGGCAGGGTGGCTGGGCGCAGAAACGCGCCAGGGCCCGCCAGCATCGATCTGGGCGGGCCCTGGCGCGTGTTTCGCGGGGGCGGGCTGGGCTATCCCAGCCAGCCGCCGCTCGCGTGGTAAAGGATCACGGGCGCGAACCATGCGACCACGAGGGCCAGCAGGGCCAGCAGCAGCAGCAGCCAGGCCCAGGCGGGCACGCGGTCTAGCCACAGGCTGAGTCTGTCGCGGGTCATGCTGGCCCGCTGCGGTTGAAGTGCCAGGCGCAGCAGCCCAGGGCTGGCTCGTGGGCGGCGGCGGGCTGGCACGGGCGGGTGCACATCGCGCACCAGGTGCGGCCCGTGGTGCCGCGCAGGGGTGCGCCGCAGCAGGCTGACACCTGGGGGTCTGGCGGCGGCATGGGTGTCAGGGGCATGGGGCTGGCCTCCAGGTCTGCTGCGATGGCTGCGGCTGGGCCATGTTCTGCGCCGCAGTCGCGGCACCGCTGATAGCGGACCTTGCCGCCGCATAGCGGGCAGACCTCGATGGGGTCAGCGGCGCGGGCCCCGATGGCGGCGGGCAGGCCGCTGGGCTGCTGGCCCAGCCTGGCCGCGCGGGCGTCGGTCATGCCAGGTGGCTGTCTGCGCGGTTGCCGTGCACGTCCCGCCAGGTGGCGAGGGGCTGGCCTGCGGCGGCGGCGGCTGCCTCCAGGTCCGGGGTGTTGTCGTAGGGCTCTGCGGCGGGCCCATCGATCATGGCCACGAGGCATACCTGGTTCAGCGCGGCCAGGTGCCAGTCAGGCGGGGTGCTCTGCGCGTCCAGGTAGGTGATCATCTGGCCTGGGGTGGCGGCATTCCACGGGTCACCACTGATGCTGGCGATGACGTAAACGGGCGCACCTGGCACGCCTGCCACGATCTGCAACTGATCGGCGCATTTGTCTAGCTGATCAGCGGCGGCCATCAGCCCGATGCCTGCGGCGGGTGTCTCTGCGGCGGCGGCTGTCTCCAGGTCGCGCGCCAGGCCCCGCCAGGTGTCTGCCAGCAGGGTCAGCGGGTCTGGGTCCGTGGGCGCGGGCTGGTGCGGGTGGCACAGGGCGCAGGGCTGCCAGCCTGGCGACACGTCAGCGCGGTTGATCACCCAGCGGGGCCAGGGCGGCCCGCCCTCAGGCAGCGCGGCGGCGGGGCAGGTGGCCAGGTGCCAGCACACCTGCTGGTCTGATGGCCGCTCAATGGCCACGAGGGCGGGGCCCGCATCGATGGCCTGGGCCATGATGTCATCAGCGAGGGCGTGGGCCCCCTGGGCGCGGCCCTCAGCCCGCTGGGGCCTTGAGTCGGTGGCGGGCAGCAGGTGGTCAACGGTCACGATGATGGGCAGGGTCTTGAGGGCTGCCGCTAGCTGATCACGGGTCAGCGTGGCGCTGCCTGGGATGCGGTGGGTGCGGGTGCCTGGGGTCAGGGTCATGGCGTTGGTTCCTTCCGTTGGCTAATCCCAGTATCAACGCCTGGCGGGGGTGTTTCGTGCCCTGAGCTGGGGCTGGTGGCCCTGGGGCTGGCGGGGCTGGCGCGTGCCGCTAGGGTTGGCCGCGCTGGCCCCAGTGGTGCGGGTTGTTGGTTCCTGCTGACCGCTGGGGCCAGCCCTCGTGCGGCCTGGGCCTCGTGCTGGGTTTTGGCGTCAGAGCATGGCTGGCAGAGCGTTTGCAGGTTGGCGTCAGCGTCACCCGCAGCGCGGTCTATGTGATCGCAGACCCCAGCGGCGGGCCCGTGCAGGGTGACGCCAGCACCGCAGCGGCGGCACCGCCACCCATCGCGGGTGAATACGCGGCGGCGGGTGCGGGGCCAGCCTCGTGGCATGGTGCGGCCTGGTGCGCCTGCTGACCAGCCTGGCGGGTGGTCGGGGCAGGGCTGGACGTGGCGGCAGCCTGGGCGCGGGCAGGCGTTAGGCGGGCGGGTCGGCATCGGGGCCATCACCTGGCAGCCATATGGTGCGGGTCTTGCGCGGCGGCGGGCCCTCGTCATCGTCGGGCCAGGGCGGTGCCGTGGGCCAGGGGCCTGGGTCGCGCTGCCAGTAGGTGCCTGGGGCCTGCTGCAAATCGAGGCAGGGCCACCCGTAGCGGTCCTGGCCATCGTCGCACCTGATGGCCACCTCACCGTCTATGCCCACCCATAGCAGGATTCCGGTCAGCGTGGTCAGCGGCGGCCCGTCATCGATGATGGCCACCACGCGCAGCCCGCGCAGCGGGTGGTCACGCTGGGGCGGGTCGGTCATGCCTGCCTCAGGGCCCTGATGGCCCCGCCTGCCACCCGCCTGATGGCCTGGCCCTGGGCCCGCCAGTTGGGTGAGTCGCGCCATGCCTCGTCAGCCAGGTGCCCGTAAACGATCACCACGCCGCTGGGCAGTTTGATGGACAGGTCAGCGTCAGGCACGGGCATGCCATGGGGCAGCGGAAACGCGCGGGCCTCCACCACGAGGCCACGGGCGGGGCGGGCCAGTTGGTCTAGCGATGCGTCCAGCAGCCAGGGCCCGCCATGATCGGCGGTGGCCACCAGGTGGCCATCCCAGCGGCCTGGCCTTGACGTGCCGCTGGTGCCCGCCACGCCCGCTGACCATGCGCCGCGCGGCCAGGTATCTGAGGGCTGGGTAACCAGGCTGTCCCGCAATTCCCAGGCAATGGGGGTGAACGCGGCCACCTTGACGGGCACGGGGCTGGCCTCGATGCCGAAATAGGCGCAGACCTCGATGACCACGCGGGTGGCCGCTATGCACGAATCGCGGCGAAACTCGCCCAGCACCGCGCGGCGCACGGCGGTGACGATGGCGGGCGGGGCGGGCGTGGCGGTGGTGGTCACGGGTCTTGATCCTTTGCGATGCGCAGTGATGCCTCCAGCAGGGCCACGAGGCCCGCCTGGCCCTTGATCGGCCCGTGGGCGGCAATGTCGATATGGCCGCTGGCGTCGGTGGTGATGATCACCATGACGGGGGTCTGGGCTAGCTCAGGGTGGCCCTGGCCGCTGGCCCCTGTGGGGCGGGGCCAGTAGCGGTCACAGGGCCCGCACGCGGGCATGCGGCCCAGGCGGCCCACGAAACAGACCCGCTCGCCCGCGCCCAGCAGGTTGCCCAGGGCGCAGCCCGTGCCTGGGCGGGTGCTAGCCATCGGGGCCCACGAGGCGCAGCGGCGGGGTGACAGCGGCCCGCAGGGCGTCAGCTAGCTCCAGGGCGGCGGCCCGCTCCAGGCCCACCAGGCCACGGTTCTGGCCGCCTGGTGCGCGCAGTATCAGGGCGCACCGCTGGCGGGGCCCGTCAGGGCTGCCGGTCAGCAATTCGATGCGCCAGCCTGTGATGTCCTGCCAGCCCTGGAGGTCAGGCCCAGCCATCGCTATTTCCTACCGATCTGGGGGGAAATCTCGAGCTGATGATCTTGCTCAGCACGGGTGCCCGCAGGTGCCCAGGGCGCAGGCCGCGATGGCGTCCTGCTGGGCGGTCAGCCACGCCAGCACGCCCGCGAGGTCTGCGGGCAGCGGCGGCGGGCCCAGGTCGCGGGCGCGGGCCAGGGCGTGGCTGTCTGTGGCGGCTGGGGTCATGGCTGCGCCCTCGCGGGTAACGGCTGGGGGCCAGTGCCCAGCTTGCGAGGCTGGGCCTGGCCGCAGTGAGCATATCGGCGGTCACGAGGCTTTGCCTGCCCGTTCACGCTGCGATTGCGCAGCGTCAGCGGCCAGCGCTGCCTCTACCTCGTCTAGCAACTGCGCCAGCCCTGGCACCTGCCGCAGGTTTTCATTTGCGCGGCGGTTACGCTCAGCGTTTATATCGTCAATGGTGACGTAAGCGCTGGCACCCTTAGGCATCTGATAGCCCTCAGGCCACTCATACTGATAGCTGCGGTTGCGGGCAAAGATGTCACCCTGGCAGGTGTAGGTGCGCACTATGCCGCAATCGCGGCAGGTCTGGCGTATCTGGAATACACCGCCACGGTTGGCGATGGGGCGGGCGTCAACGCCACGCGGGAGTTTGCCATTGCGCGCGTAGATTTTCGGGAACGCATGCGAGTAGCGGCAGGCCAGCCACTTGTCATCGAGGCTGGCCAGCCACCGCTCAGCCTCAGCCGCCAGATCGCTGTCATAGGCGGGTGAGTCGGGGGGCACGCGGGCGAGGGTTAGCTGGGTGGCCATGGGGGTGGTGATCCTCTCAGGTGCCTGGTGGTGGTCGGTTTACTTCTCAGGCGGGGGCCCGCGTAAACGGGCCATATGGCGGCATTTTAAAACGGCGGTTGCTCTGCGGGGGCCTCGTCAGGCGCATCAGCGGCCTGAGCTGGCGCGGCGGCGGCGGCCTGCTGCTGGCGGGCGAGGTCCAGGGCCCCGCGCACGAGGGCGGCACCTTTGGCGGTGACCTCAGGGTCAGCGGGGCGGCGGGGCGGCACGGGCGGCGGGCGCGCGGCGGTGACCCGCTGGCGGCCCGCCGCAGCGGCGGCCCTCGCGCGGCGCGGCGGGTGGTCGGGGCCTGGCCCCATAACGGGGCAGTCAGCGCGGTCATGGTGGCCGCCGCAGCGGGTGCAGACCTCGCTAGCGGGCGGTGGTCTGTCATCAGCCCGTGGGGTGCGCTGGCCCAAATCGCGGCCCTGGTAACTGCCAGTTGATCTGCCCGTTTCTGCTGCGGGGGGGTAGGGGGGGTTATCAGTTATAGGTACAGAGGTATTGCGCACCGCATTGCGATCCGCATTGCGATCCGCATGGGTCCGTGTGGCCCCATCAGGGCCAGGTGGCCCCATGCGTATCGCATTGCGATCCGCATTGCTAGACGTAATGCGAACCGCATCGATCTGCCAGCGTGTGCCAGCCCCCTTGCGGCCCGCCGCGCGGTATGCCTCCACCTGGGCCCTGGAGGTCTGATAGTCCAGGTAGTGGCGGCACTGATAGCCCCCGTCAACCTCGTCAGCGAACCGCCTGGCCAGCACGAGGGCGCGGCCCTTGCGGGTGCCTAGTTTGGGCCACCTGGGCTGCGGGATAAACCCATCAGTTAGCAGGCGGTTGCAGTAGGCCCAGACCTCCACCAGCGTGCCCAGCAAAAGGGCCCTTGACTCAGGGGTCAGACCCTCTAGCTTTTCGTGGTCGGGTAGCGCATCGTCTACCCGTAGGTAGTGCCAGTTAGCGCGCGTCATGGCATGCCAACCGCATTGCGATCCGCATGGGGCCAGGTGGCCCACGGGCCCGCCATCACGGGGCATCATCACCCACGAGGGCAAGCTGGCGGGCGGGCACCTGCGGGCGGCCCTCGCAGGGCCCGCACACGTAGTCACCTGGCCGCCGCTCCACCGCCACCCACAGCTCTGCCCAGGCCATCACCAGGCCGCAGACAGTCATGCCCTCGCCCCCGTAGCGGGCGTGCAGATCAGCCCCCGCCTCAGCGATGTGCAGCCGCGTCATCGGGCGGGCGGCTGGTGCGCAGTAGACAAGATCAGCCATGGGTCATCACCTCGTCACGGGTAAAGAGGGCGGGCTGGATAAGGGGCGGGGCGTGCGGGTCATCGTCGGGCAGCAGCCGCGCGCCGTCAGCGTCGGTAAACCTGCCCGCCCCGTGCAGCAGGCCGCCGCAGCGGCAGCGGCACCGCCTGCCCTTTGCCGTCTCGCAGGTGACCGCCTGGCGTGCGCTGAGGCGTCTCACGAGGCCACCACCTCGTCAGGGTCAAAGGGCATCGAGGGCCACAGGCTGGCGCGGGCGGTATGGCGGCCAGTGATCTGCCGCCAGGTTGGCCGCCTGGCCCACTTGCGCCAGTAGCAGGTCACGGGCACCGCCCCGACCTGGGCGGCCAGATCGTGCAGCGCATTCCAGCCCGCGTGACTCAGGCCCGCGCTGGCGGGGTAGACCCCTGCGCCGCTCTTGACCTGCACGAGCAAGACCTGGCCCACCTTGATCGCCACCACGTCAGCAGGGCCCTTGCTGCCGCGCGCCAGCCAGCACGCATATCCGTCAGCGGCCAGCACGTTGGCCGCCTTGACCTCGTATGCGCTGCCGCGCTGATAGGCGGTCATCACCACGCCTGGCAATCGTTACAGACCGATTGCTCAGCCCACTCACGGTGCGACATATACCGCCCGCAGCCAGGGCACAGGTGCGGGTAATAATCGCAGCAGGAATAGCGCGGCCTGCCCCCGTTGGACAGCCAGACCGCCTCAGGGCTGACCCCAGACCGCGTGCGGCCCTCAGTCCCCTTGACCCGCGCGAACGGCGCAAAGGGCAGCCAGCCCGCGCCCTGGGCCTCGCAAGCGATCACCTGGCCCGCCCGCCCGTGCACCCACGCGGCCAGCGCTCCATAGTCAATGTCGCGGTTACTGCACCTGTAGCGGTGCCCGCTGGCGGCTGAGCTATAGGGGGGATCAATAAACCAGGTGGCCGCGATGTCAGGCGCAGCGGTGTAATCGCCCTCGATGACCACCCAGTGGCGTATCGCCCACAGTGATGATGCGATCCGGTCACGGATGACCTCGCCCCATTGCGAGTTAGGGCGTATGCCGTCGCGCATCCAGCGGCCTGGCCGCAGCTCAGGCCGCGTGGTGCCTTTGTTCAGCCACCAGCCGATCAGCCAGCCCTGCGCGGCGGTGACGCCCAGATCAGCCACCGCCTGGTCATTGCCGATCAGCGGCAGCCCTCTTATCTCTGCCTCTGATGCGTTTATCAGGTATCGCCAGGTGCCCGCTATCACGGGGTCTTTCTCCACCAGGATGACCTCACGCTGGTGGTGGCGCACCGCGTAACCCGCTGACCCCGCAAAGGGCTCTATGACCACGCGGTGGCGCGGGGCGGGGTAGCGCGGGGCGGCCCGCCACTTGCCCCCGTAGAACGTGAAAAACGGCCAGATCACCCGCTGGGCCCGCTCAGCCAGGGCAGCCTCGCACGCATCGAGGGCCAGCGCGGTCATGGCCGCGCGCCCTTGCCCACGCGGCGCAGGTCGGCAAAAAAGACCACGGGCTCAGCGGTGTCACCTGGTGCGCCGCGCGGGTCCGTCAGCCTGCCCTCAGCGAGGCGGGCGGCGGGATCGATCGGGGCCCAGAACAGACCGTCAGGCAGGTCATAGACGATGACCGCCCCAAACCAATCGGGGCTCAGCGGCACGCCGCCCAGGGCGCACAGGATGGCGTGGGTGGCGGCCTTGAGGGCCACGCCGCCGCGCGCCAGCAGATCGCTGCTGGGCTTGCTGCGGCTGATGACCTCCACCCAGCCCACAGGCCGCCCGTGGCGCACCGCCAGGAAGTCAACGGGCGACCACGGGGGCATATGCCACAGGTGCAGGCCCCAGGTGCGGCACAGCTCGCCCGCTATGCGATCTTCCCGCCAGCGGTCATCATTGCGCAGGAACATGCCGCCCCCGCCATGGGGGTCAGTCTGGGGGCGGGCGGCCCGCAGCGCGGTCAACGGGGCACCACCTCAAGCGCGCGGGCGTGGCACGCGCGCAGGTCTGCCAGCGCTGAGGGGTTGCCCTCGCACCGCTCAGCCAGGGCGGGCAGGCCGCTGGTGATGCTGGCCAGCACCTCGCTGCGGGTGGCGGGCCTGGCGCGGGCGTACCACTCCACCCACATAGGCGGGTGCCCGATGTTGAATAGCAGGTCACTGCCCACCGCGCGGGCGGTGGGGCGGTTGTACTTGACCACCCAGACCGCCACCACGCCTGGGTTGCGCATGATCATCTCACCTGGCGGCATGACCGTGCCCTGCGGCAGGTGGCGGTCACGGCGCACCATATTGGGCGTGGCCAGGAACGGGCAGGCCCGCGCTGAGTAGACCGCGCACTCATGGTGGGCGGGGGGCTCTGCGCTGATCAGATTGACGGCGCACATTGGCCCGATCACAAACGCGCGGGGCTCCTGCCTGGCCAGGGCCCGCCCGCAGACCCAGCACAGGCGTGACGCCCAGGCGGCCACGGTCGCGCCAGGGCGCACCACGCGAAAATCTGGCGAGGTGTCGGGGGCGGGGCGGGCGTGGCGGCCAGCCTCGTCTAGCCAGGCCGCAAACCAGGGCACAGGCCGCCCGTGGCGGTCATGGGGCAGCGCGGCAATGTTGGACGGTTCGCGCAGCAGGGCGGTGGTCACCTCGTGCCCCCAGGCGTGCGCCAGGCCGCCGCTGCGGCGGCGGCATCCTTACGGGCCTGCTGGGCCCGCCACCCGCAGGCCACGCCCGCCAGCAGCAGCACGGCGGCCACCAGCGGCAGGTCTGCCAGCCACCAGGCCGCTGCGCCACCGCCCACCAGGGCCACGCCTATGGCGTCGGCAGCGGCGGGGCTGACCAGCCCGCGCGACTGATAGGCGGGGCACGGGCAGTTAATGCACCCGTGCCGCCTGGTGTGCTCGCGGCGGGGGTGCCTGCACAGGCAGGGGCTAGTCATCGTCGGGGCCCCCTGCCTCGTCCTGCGCGGCCTGCGCGGCCCGCCGCTCGCCCTCAGCGTCAATGGCCTCCAGCGCGGTGCTGGCCTCGGTTGCGGTCAGCGCGTTGCTGCTGGGCACCTCGCGGCCCACCCAGGCAGACACCTGGGCCAGGGCCTCGTCACGCTCGGTCAGGCCCAGGCCCTTGAGGCCAGCCCACAGGCGGGCCCGCTGCCGCGCATCGATCATGGGCGGGGCAGCGGGCCCGCTGGGGCCCTGGGCCTCACCTGCTGGCCCCGTGGGGGCGGGGGCAGCCAGGGCCAGGGCAGCGCCACCACGCCTGCGGGCTGGCGCAGCGCGGCGGGTGGCGCGGCGGCGGGCCTGCCCTGCGGCGGTCGGGGCAGTGGCAGACTCACCATCAGCAGCCAGCGGCGGGCCATCATCGTCGCTGGTGCCGTCTAGCAATTCCTCAGCGATCACGGGCAGGCCCATGATCACGTCAGCGGCAATGAGGCGGGCAAGCTCAGCGGTGCAGCGGGCGGTCAGCATGTTGGCGGGCTGGCGCACCCAGTTGCCCATAGGCGAGTCAAACCCTGCGATCTTCAGGGCGCGGGCGCGGTCAATCGTCCAGACCACCCGCTGGACGTGATCAGACCCAGCCCTCAGCCCGTCCATGATCACGCGGCTGTCAGATTGCTCCACCAGCCAGACCTCGTGCCCGTGCTGCTGGAGCAAAGCGCGCAGGGCCACCGCCAGCAGCGCGGGGCTGCCGGTAACGGGCGGGATGATCACGATGGCCCGCAGCGAGGCCATGGGGCCCAGGCCCAGCTCTTGCCCGGTCAGCAGCGCGGCGGCCACCTGGGCCACGGTGGCGTCAAGATCCAGGGGCCCGTCTTTGCGCTGCCTGACCTTGAGTGATTCGGGCACAAACGAGGTGGCGGCCACGCTGCGGGCGATGCCCGCCGCAGCCTCAGCCTCAGCCGCCCACAGCATCAGGTCACTGGTGGCGGTCAGGTCGCGCTCCATGGTCGGCGCGGTCATCGTGTTAGCCTCCGCTCAGGCCGCGCGCATCGGGGAAGGTGCGCGCGGCTCAGATTGATCAGCAGGGCGGCAGCCTCGTGGGCGGTTAGCTCCAGGCTGGTGTCAAGGCGGCGGCCCACGCGGGCCTCGCACCAATCCAGGCGGGCGTCACGGTCGCGCAGGCCCAGGCGGCGGCGGGCGGTGGCGGCCAGCGCGGCAAGCTGACCGGGCGAGGCCCAGCCGCCGCTCATGAGGCCAGGGCCCTTGCGGGCTGGATTGCCTCGCCCACCCAGCCCTCAGCGCGGTCAGCGTGGTGGTAAAGCCAGGCCAGGCGTTTGAAGTAATCCCAGGTGGTGGGGCCAGTGTCCAGCGGGCGCAGGTCATACCCGCCCGCCCTGATGTGCACCACGCCCGTGCGGGTGATGCCTAGCTCAGCCAGTGGCCGCTCGCGGCCCTCGTCACCTGGCAGGGTGTAAACCTCGCCATGGCGGTAGGCGCACGCCTGGAGCGCACTGTCAGACCGCAGGCCCTTGCTGGTTTTCAGCTCCAGCAGCCAGGTGGCCCCGCGCATGATCGCCACCAGGTCAGCGGTGCCGCAGTAGCGGGCGTGGCGGTTGGCCACCACTAGCTCAGTGGCGATGGGCTCAGGCTGGTGGTCAGCGATAAACGCCAGGTAGCTGTCAACGTAGGCGGCCAGGTCATCGGGCACCGCCACCGCGTCATGGTCCGCGCTGGTCACGATCTGGTCAGCCAGGCGGTGCACTGCGGTGCCGCGCACCGCTGCCGCGTCCCGCTGGGCGTTGCTGGCCCCCGTCATCAGCTTGAGGCGTTCGCTGGGCCTGAGGGCGTCCAGGTCTGCCCAGTGGTCTAGGGCGTATTCGGCGGTGGTGCGGGCGGCCCAGCCCACTAGGGCGTCTTTGGCCAGCGTGCTGCGCAGGATCGTGGTTACGCCTGGGTAGCGCTTGCCGTTGACCTCGTAAACGTGGCCCCGCCCGTGCTGGCGGCGGGTGATCGTCACGACGCCCGCCGCTCGCGGCCAGCGCGGTCAGCCCGCGCGCCGTCCAGGCGTATCAGGGCCAGCAGCAGCGAGGTGCGCGCGATGGCCTCAGCGGTAGGCGGGGGCAGCCCAGCGATCTGCTGGCGCAAGCGCTGGCGTGCACGGTCTAGGGCTGCCCGCTCGCGGTCAGTCTCCACCGCTGGCGGGGCGGTCAGCGAGGCGGCCCAGGCCGCCCTCAGGCGTCGGCAGCACCGCGTCAAACAGGGCGGCCAGGGGCTCACCCTCGCGGCCCAGCCAGTGCAGGATCTTGTCGGCGGTGCGCTTGCTGACCGTGCCGCCGCTCAGTACGCGGTCCATGGTCTTGCGGTTAAGACCCGTATAGTCGGCCAGGGCCCTGGCGCTGATGCGCTCCAGCCCTAGCTCAGCAGCCCTGGCCTTGATCAGCCTGGGCTTTGCGCGGTATCGGATCGCTGCCTCTTGGGCCTGGGTGTCCACCTCGCTGAGGGCGGTGGTCATTTTGCCCCCTTGCTCTTACCAGGTTTAGGTTCGCTAAACAGCCCACCTCTGCGGGTTAAAGGGTGTCAACGGGGGGGCCAACCGCCCGCAAACGCCTGGTAAATCGGGGGTCTGGGCCAGGTGGCCCAGATCGTGACCCGATATGTCGGATTACGCGCGGGCACCTGGGCCATACGGATGACCCGCGTGGCGTCAAACGCGCACGCCGCCAGCAAGGTAAAGTTTTGGCAAAGTCTAGAAATTAAGGTCTGGTAAAGGGCCTGGCCTGTGAATCGCAGGCAGCGAGTCACAGGCCAGGGTTCGCATATTGGCGCACGCGGTGCGCACATCGGTCAGGGCAAGGGGTCCACCAGCAGGCGGTCAGCGGCGGGCACGGGGCAGGCCCCGCCCTTGCCAGGGGTCACCCTGATGGGCGTGACAAACGCATCAGCCACCAGGGCCCGCTTACGCTCAGCGGTCATGGCCGCCCAGCCCTCCAGGGTGATGGGGTCAGCGGCGGGCCTGACCCGCGCGGCGGCCAGGTCCGCTAGCTCAGCCTCGATGGCGGCCAGGTTGGCGGCCACCGTGGCCATGGCCGCGTTATAGCCAGCCAGCGGCAGGATCTTGCCCGCGAGGTTGGCGGCCAGGGCCTTAGCCACCTCAGCCTCAGCCTCACGCGCGCCCACTAGCTCAGCCTCACGCGCAGACAGGTCATCGAGGTTGACCGCGCTGGCGGTGTAGCGCGGCGAGGTTTGCGACCACTCCACCACTAGCTCACCCAGCACGCGGTCAACCGCCTCAGCGCTGATGCCCACGCGGCGGCAGGGCGTGTTATAGGTGCCATCGGGCTGGAGGTGGCGGTTTTTGCAGCGGTAGGCGGGCGAGGTCTTGACCACCTGCCAGGTGCCCCCGACCTTGCGCCGCTTGCCCTGCGCGGTCTTGACCCAGTGGCCGCCCACCATGCGGCGGTCATAGGTCAATTCGCCGCTCAGTTGGTTGCCGCACACCTCGCAGGCCAGGTTGCGCCCGTGCGGGTAGTCAGCGCGCGGCTGGTCACCCTGGCGCTTGCGCGCGATAAAACGCGGCTGCAACGCCCGCCACAGGTCAGGGTCCAGGGGCGGGGTCTGCCCGTCGCGGGCGCAGGTGGTGACCACGCCCGCCATGATCGCCCCATCGCGGTCAGTCATCAGCCCAGCGGTGGCGGGGCGGGTCAGCGCGGCCCGCACCATTTTTTCGGTCACCCTGATGGCGGGCAGCGTGCCCGCCCTCGTGGTGTAGGCGGGCAGCCAGCACTCAGCCTGCGCGGCAAACGCCCTGCTGAGCGATTCACCCGCCAGCACGCGGCGGGCCACATCGGTCAGCATGAGGCTGGCCCCTGTTTCGGTCTGCCAATCTGCCTCGCCAGTTTCAAAGCCCAGCGGCGGGCGGCTGCCGAACACATAGCGCAGGTTGCCCCGCCTGCGGGCCTCGTCTTTGCGGTCCCGCAGGCGGCGGCTGGTGTCATCGCTGGATTTGATCGCCACGGCAAAGTTAATCCTGGCAGTGAAACGCGCGTCAGCGTCACCCAGGTCCAGGCGTTTGCCAGGGCTGACCAGCGCCAGGTCATGGCGGTGGGCAATGGTCAGGAATGCCTCACCATCGGTGCCGTTCCTGACCAGGCGGTCAGAGTGATAGGTCATGGCCACCCGCAGGGTGCCCGTGGCCAGGTCGGCAAGGTAGGCGTGCCAGCTAGGGCGGTGCACGTCCAGCCGCCACGCTGACAGGTCATCGTCAAACCAGATCCGCAGCAGGTCAACGCCCGTGGCGCGGGCCTCACGCAGCATGGCCGCAATCTGGTCATTGACCGCCACCAGATCGCGGCCTGGGTCTTTGCTCAGCCGCGCGTAACCGACGCCAGGCACGCCGCCTGGGCAGCGGTCTGCCTCGGTCACGGTGTAGACCTGGGCCTCACGGCTCTTTACTCTGTTCATGGGTGGTGCTGCCTCTCTCAGGCTATGGGGGTGGGGCGGTGCCGCCCGCTGGCGTTAGGGGCCAGCGGGCGGCGGGGGGTCAGAAATTCTCGATGATGGCAGCGATGGCCTGGCGCTTAGTCAGCGTCTCAGCGTCACCCACGCCGCACAGGTCAGCGGCCTGGCGCAGGATCTTGACGCCACAGACCGCCAGCGCGGTGCTGCGGTGCGGGGGGGCCACGGCGGCCAGCGCGGTCAGCAGGTCATCACCAGTGATCGCGCGGTTGATCGTGGGGCTGCCAGTGGCGATGACGGGGGCGGGCCCGAACGTCACCACCTCGACAGTGGAGCGCGCACCGCTGGCCCTGCGCAGGGCAAAGACCAGGGCGTTAGCGTCTAGAAACTCCTGTGCGCCCTCGCGGGTGTCGAACCGTCGCACCAGCTCACAGCGGGCGATGGCGTCGTAGTAGGTGACCTCGTAACGGGTGATCATGGCGTTGGTTCCTGCCTGTCTAGCTGGGGTGTCTGTGCTTACGCACAGTCTAACGTAGTCAACGGCTGGAAAGTTTCCAGCCCAACGAACAAAGTTAAACCAGCCGTTGACTACGGCGCAGGCCACGAGGTGGGGCAGGACAGCCCGCCTCGCCCTGCACCTGCTGGCACATCGCCCTCAGGGCTGCCCTCGCACTGCGCCAGCCCTGCACCAGTCCAGCAGACCCCTGGAGACTCGCCCCGACTGTTACTCAGGGCCAGCCCCGCCCGCAGGCGGTGGCCCAATCCTGGCACGCCCGCCAGAACTAGGCCACCGCAGGTGATCAGCCGCCACGCGGGCGTCAGCCAGCCGCCTGCCGCAGCGGCACACGTAGCGGCAGGCTGGCCGCTGGGCCCGCTGGGCCTCGCTGGCGTAGGTGACCCAGTGCGCGGGGTAGGGCAGCCAGCCAGGGCACCCGCAGCGGCGGCGGTTGGCGCACAGGCTGGGCCCGTGCCGCTCATGGGCGGCCAGGTCGCACTCACAGTTAAAGCAACGGGGCAGGCTAACGCACATCGCCACGCCGCCCCCGTCGCGCAATCATCCTGGCCACCTGCGCACCCTTAGCCACCGTGGCGGGCGAGGGCGGGCCTGCCAGCCCAGCCCTGCCATGATCAGCGGCGGCCTGCCCTGATGGGTGCAGGGGCACGGGGCTGCGGTAGGCCCTGACCGCATCGAGGTCAACGCGGGCGTGATTGACCCGCAGGGCCAGCGATTCGTCTAGATCGATGGTGGCCACCCAGCCCGCGCACAGGCGGCCTGGGTCGGTATGGCAGCAGAAAACCCCAAACATGCCAGCCTCAGCCTGGCCAGCGGTGTCAAGATCGTAAAGGGGCAGTTTGTCATATTCGTCAGCGGCCCACAGACCTGGCGGGGCATCGAGGCGGTAAGGGCACGAGGGGCACGGGCGGGCTGCTGGCCGCCGCTTGCCGTCAGCCATCCTGGCCGCCCCCAGGTGGCGGGCCCGCCTCGTTTCGCACGAGGTCTGCGGCCATCAGGGCCAGGGTCATGGGGGCTTGCTCAGCGATCACCAGCAGGTCACGGGCTGCCGCCTCGTTAAGAAACTCATAACCGGCCACCGCCTCGATGCCGTCAATGGTGATGACGATGCGCACCAGCCACGAGGCGGGCGGGAATTGGTCAGGGATGCCCAGCAGCCCGTGCAGCTCTGCGCGCACCAGGCGCACATCGCGGCCCCAGTAGGCCAGGACAGAGTTACCCATGGGGCCAGTTTGCCCTTTGCATGATTGGGCAGCAAACCTGGGCCAGGCGTAAGCTGCGGGCAACCAACGCAAGGGAAGCCATAGCCATGACAAACCCAGCACCAGCACCAGCCCGCACGCCCAGCGATGCCGCCCTAACCAACCTGCTGCGCAACCTCAAGTTTGCCCGCCTCGATTCTGGGTGGTGGTATCTGGGCGCGGTCAGGGTGCGGGTGGGCCCAGGCGGCCACATCGGCATCTTTGTGGCCGCCCCTGGGCGGGTATGGTCCGCGCGGCTGGAGGATGCGCCCACCGCCCTGGTAACCCAGGCCATCAGCCTGGCCCTGGATGCGGGGGCCCTGCGATGAGCAAGCGCACGGTGGTCAGCATCGTGCTGGGGGATGACCTCGATGCGGCCAGCGGCATAGACACCCAGGCTGACGGCACGGTCACCCTGGCTTTTATCGACTCCAGCGGGCAGGTGGCACAGGTCGGGCTGGAGCTAACCAAAGACCACGAGGCAGACCTGGCCGCCGCGCTGGCCCCCTATCTCGCGGCGGGGCATACCCCTGAGGTGCCCCTGGTGGTGCCCAGGGCGGCCAGGGCGGCCAGGGCGGCCAGGGCGGTCAAGGGGCCCGATTACAAACTGCGGGGCAGGGCCACGCCCGCCAGCCGCAGGGTGGCCGCGTATGCCGCCCTGGTGGGCCATGACATCTGGCACCGCGCTGACGGTCAGCCCTACTCAGGCGGCAAGCCGTACATGGGCCCTAGCCTCCAGGCCGCCTGTGCCGCGTATGTGGCCACGCCTGAGGGCGAGGCATGGCTGGCGGGGCTCAGCGTGGCTGACGGGGGCGAGGCCCCATGATGGTGGTGCTGCCCGATCACGAATTGCCCCTAGACCTCGCTGAGGCCCACGCTGAGGGCGGCTGGGTCATCGGGGTGTCATGGACTGAGGGCGGCAGCGGCGCAGGCGGCCCGATGGCCTGGTGGGCCCGCCTGGGTGACGTGCTGGTGGCCGCCCGCACGCCTGATGGCCTCATGGCGCTGATCATCGAGGCCCCAGCCGATACGCCCGCCTAGACCGCAGCCAGGCGGGCGCGGCTGCCGCGCAGGGCCAACCGCTAGCCCCCCCGCTCTGCGCGTGCCGGATACGCCCGCCCGCCTGGCTGCCTTGACCTGGTGCCCTGCCAGTGCGCACACCTGTGCACACCTGTGCATAACCCTGCGCACGAGGGGGGCCAGGGCACCAGTGCGAGGGCCCGCCACGCGGGGGATGGCGGGCCCTCGCTGGCGTCTAACTTGACTCGCTGATCACGCAAGCGATGCGCGCACCCTGGGCGGGCGCGGTGATGTAGCGCACCGCGCCCTTTTTGACGCCCTCAGGGATCTTGAGGCCATTAGGGCCACGGTCCCAGCCCAGATCAAAGGGGGCTTTATCCGTGGCTAGGTCTAGCTCCACCGTGCAGTTGCGGCCACAGAAGAGGCGCACGCGGTGCTTGCCGTCAGCCTCCAGGTTGCTGAATACCAGCGGCGCACTGCCGCCCTCGTCAAACTCCAGGTAAAACACGTCATCGCCCTCTATCGCTGGTGGTGGTGGCTTTGCGGGCCCGTTGCGTGCCATATCCAGCACGTAACCCATGGGGAAGCCAGACCCGCAGTCAACGTGGCCACCGCCCCAGGCCCCTAGATCGATGTGCTGGCAGACCCCCCGCCCAGACCCCTGGGCCTGCTGGGGGCTCAGCTCGGTTATCGGCAGGCCATAGTGCGCCGCCTCTTCCGCTATCCAGGCGGCGCAGTTTTCTAGCATGGTGTGATGATCGTTTTTCCACACTGCGGTTGACCACGAGGCAAACCCGCATAGCTCCAGCGAGACAGCCACGGGGTTGGCGTTGCCCTGGGTCCATGCCTTATTGCCCCTGGTCACGTATTCGCCCACGCGGCCAGGCTGGTCATCAGCACCAGTGTGGCTGCTGACGCCATTAGCCCCGTTGGCGAAAAACGCGCCCAGATCCTCGATGGTCCGCGCGCCCTCAGCGGTGTGCACCACGATCAGCCGCACGCTGCTGCCGCCCCTGGAGCTATAGCAGGGCGAGGCTATCCACTCACGAATCAGGGCCATGGCTAGGCCCTGGGCCTGTGGGTCTGCCGCTCCACTGGGGGCTCAGGCACGGGCATGACCTGGGGTCGGTCGGGCGTGTCACGCTCCAGGCCAGCGAAACGCCCACGCCTGGCCCGCCAATCGGCTTGCTCGCGGTGCCTGCGCCACGAGGCTGCCAGCTCGCTGAGTCTGTTCATTTGGTCGGGCCTCCATTGCCGTCTCGTTTCCACAGGGCCACCAGCAGCATGGCCAGGCCGCCCAGGCCCAGACCTGCCGCCAGAATGTCGTTTCGGGCATCGCTGGGCACCAGCGGGATAAGCACCGCGCCAGCCAGGCACAGGGCGGCCATGATCACCAGGCCGCCCCTTACCCGCCAATCGGGCATCAGGCCACCCGCCCGCCTATGGCCTGGCGGCTGACGATGTTGGCACCGCTGCCGCTGCCCGTTGACCACTGGCACTGCACCGCCAGGGTTATATCGCGGGTGGTGTCCGCAGGGGTCACGTTGCTAGCGGTATCACAGGCAAAACCGCTGGCAAAGTTGTTATTGACCGTTGCTAGGGGCTGGCTGGTTTCGGACTGATTGGCCCAGACAGCGGTCTGGAATGTGCCGCCCGTGCCTGTGCTCATACAGATGGCCCGTATGCGGGTCCACAGGCGGAATTGATCATTAGTGGTGGGCAGCGAGTTAAACGCAAACCGCAGGTAACTGCCCATCACGGTGCCGTTGAGCGCGGCGGCCACGTCCAGCTCTTGCCGTGGGTTGCCCTGCGCTCCACCGCCCCAGACCTCTAGGTCATAGGTCGCGCCCACCTCAGCGTCATAGGCGGGTATGACGATGCTGGCCCAGGTGCGCCACGCAATGTTAGTGATCGTTATGTTTGGCTGGAATGACTTACGCATGCCCAGCACGCGGCTGCCGCCTGGCCGCAGGTCCATGGCCGCGCTGGTGCTGGCGCTGGCGGGCACCAGCACCAGGCCCAGGAACACGCCCGCGCGGCCCGCCATGGCTGACTCGGGTATCAGGCTGATGGTGTAGGTGGCCGCGTCGGGGCTGATGTCAGCCCAGACCACATCAGCCCGCGCGCTGGCCCCGCCCGCTGTCTCGTCTATGTTCTGGGCGGCCCTGCTGCCGATCACTGCCCTGGTGCCGTCGCCGCAGTCCACCACCGCCAGCCAGGGCCCAATCTGGAATGTCAGGCCGCTCTGCGCGGTGAACGTGGGCGGGCTGACCAGGCCGCCGCTGCCCCGCCCAGACAGGTAGAGGGCGGCCAGCGCTGACCTGTCATCGATGGCGTTATAGTTGCCCGCCTGGCCCCAGGCCAGCAGGCCAGTGACCGTGGCGGCACGCGGGTCAGGGTAGGCGCGCGGGCGCGTGCGAGGTGCCATAGCTAGGTTTCCGTTCCTGTGGGTGGCGGGGGCATGTTGTTATGCGCCATCGCGGCCAGGCGGGCCTCAGCGGCCCGCAGGCGGGCCAGCAGGCTGCGCGGTGGCCGCTGGGCGGGCGTGGTCACGCCCAGGCCCCAGGTGGCGGTGCCCGCGCTGGCGTCAATATCGATCTTGGTTAGCTGCGCGGTGGCCACGTAGCCCTCAGGTATCAGCGGGTCTGACAGCGCCAGGGCCACGTCATCGCCCACCGCGTAAGTGCCCAGCGGCGGGCTGCTGATGGGCATGACCGCAGACAGCGCCAGCGAGGGCGTGGCGTAGATCGTGGCGGCGGTGGCGGCCAGGTCGGTTAGCTGGGCGGTGTCACTGATGCCCGACCAATCGTCAGCAGCGTCCAGCACGGGCACGCCCGCCTGGGGCCTGATGTCTGTGACCACTGGCCGCTTTGTGCCCGTGGCCGCCCCGTCAGGCAGGTCACCCACCGCGAAGGTGCGGGTGCGCATGGCCGCGCTATCCCACGTCGCGGTAAAGGTGGAGGCCCCGCCAGGCACCACGAGGGCCAGCCCTGAGGCGGTGCCAGCATTGCCCACGCGCGGGTAAGCGATGTGCAGCGTGCAGGTGGGCAGGCCGCTGGCGTTGACCGCGTACTCAGCGCGAAACTGCGGCCCCTGGCTTAGCTGGGCGAGGGCCACCAGCAGGTCACCACGCGATTGCCCGTCCAGGTAGTTATAGACCAGGCTGCGCCCGTGCCCTGGGCCCGCATCGATCTGGCGGGCCACGCCTATATTGTCCAGCCGCGCGGCCAGGTCAGCGGCGGCCACGGTCTGGTCTTGCGCGGGCGTATAGGTCGCATTGCTCACAAACTGTTTCCTGAGCAAATAGCCTGGCAATTCCGTCAGGCTGACCTGCACCGCGCTGCCGCCATCGTCCTGCAACCCCGTGCCCAGGCCCGCCCACACTGGCACGCCCTGGTAATAGGCCCACAAACGCCAGGTGTAAAACGCCAGCAGGTCAGTGCGGCCCAGGGCGTTGCCGTCAACGGGTATGACCGCCTGGCCCTGGCCAAAACCGCTCAGCTCGCTGCTGGCGCTAAACCCTGTGACCTCCACCCGCCCAAAAGCACCGTATGGGGCCACCGCGCGGTCAGCCCAGAATTGCCACTGACCGGGCAGCGCGGCGGCCAGCGAGGGCGGCCCGCCCGCCCCCGCCACAAACCCGCTGGGCCTGCTGGGCCCGGTCACGTCCAGGCCCCCTGCCAGGCCAGCGTCACCGTGCCGCTGCCCGTGCCGTACAGATACCAGGGCGTATCTGAGTAGGGCGGCACCAGCAGCGGGGCGGTGCCAGGCAGCAGGTAAGACGCCCTAGAGGCCCCGCCTGGAGCGCTGGCCGCCAGCGTCTCGCTATTGACGTAAATCTGCTGGCCCGCGCCCACGGGGGCCAGGTGGATAGTGGTCTGCCCGTCCGTCAGCCTCGACTCAGCCAGGCTGCCCGTATAGGTGATGAACACTGGCGCGGGCGCGTTGCCCACGTTGGTCAGGATCGCGGCATTGGCCACATCAGCGCTGGCATAGAAACGCGGCGGGGCAAAGGGGTAGGTGCGGCCCGTGGGCGCACCTGAGGGCAGCGGGGTCAGGGTGACCGTGCGCACCTCGCCCTCATAGAGGCGGGGGTCAGCCAGGGTCAGGGCAACCTGCCAGGTGAATAGCTCGCGGCCCTGCCAGGCCAGGGTCAGGCTGTCAGAGTCAGCCCGTGCCATCGCGGCCAGGCTGCCAGGGTCGTCGCTGCCGTCATCCTCACCCACCAGCAGGCTGACCGCCTGGCGGCCTGCGGCCAGGCCCGCAAGCTGGCGGGCGTAGTTATTCAGCAGGTCACGCGGGCCCGCAGCGGCCCCGCTGATGGTGACCAGCCGTGGCCCCAGGGTCTTATACCCGTACAGTGCGCCGTCAGCCAGCACGCGGGCCAGGTCGTTGCCGTCCAGCGGCGGGCTGCCGTACCAGCCCGATACATCGGTCACGACCGTGCACAGGCCATCGTCGCGGTTGCCGTCATTGAGGCTGAGCTGGCCCCAGACCACGGGCACGAGGGCGGGCGGGCCCTCAGCCAGCACCACGGGCACGGGCACCACGGGCGCGGGGTCGGTATAGGTGCCCAGGCCCGCCAGGCTGATCTTTTTGGCGGTGATGCCGCCAAAACCCGTGGTGCCCTGTATGCCAGCGGTGCCCGTGCCCGCCAGCGCGATTTTCTTAGCCTTGACCGCCCCAGTGCCCGTGACCGGGGGCGGGGTGTAGGTGCCGACGCCCGCCAGGGCCACCTTTTTGCTGGCGATGGCCCCCGTGCCCACCACCGCCCCCGCGTATGACCCCAGGCCAGCCAGCGCGATTTTCTTGCTGGCCACCGCGCCAGTGCCAGTGATCGGCGGGGTATAGGTGCCCGACCCAGCCAGCGCCACCTTTTTGGCAGCGATGGCCCCCGTGCCCGTAACGGGCGGCGGGGTGTAGGTGCCGACGCCCGCCAGGGCCACCTTTTTGGCGGTGATGGTGCCCGTGCCCGTGGTCGGGGGGGTGTAGGTGCCCGACCCAGCCAGCGCCACCTTTTTGCTGGCGATGCCGCCCGTGCCCGTGGTCGGGGGTATGTAACTGCCCGACCCAGCCAGCGCGATTTTCTTGCTGGCGATGGCCCCGCTGCCCGTGGTCGGGTCAATGTAGGTGCCGCTGCCCGCCAGCGCGATTTTCTTGCTGGCGATGGTGCCCGTGCCCGTGGCGGGCGTCGGCGCGGTATGCGTCCAGGTGCCCGCTGCCCAGGTGCCTGAGGCGGTGGTGCCGCCTGCGGCCTGGCCGCCCGCTGGCGGGTTTGTGTCCACCATGAACGCTGACCAGTGGCCGCTAGGGGCCTGGGTGAACGTGGCCCCCGCCGCGTCAAACGTCAGCGCGGTGGGCTTGCCGCCAGCGGAGGCATTTTGCAAGACGCCAATCTGTATTTTGGTTGGCGTGATGGCCCCGCTGGCCCCGCTAGACCAGGTGCCCCCGCCTGACCCCTGGGTGGTGACCTGGTTAAAGGCAGTGACCGCTGACGGGCCCACGATCACCTTTGCTATCAGGTGCTTTGACCCAGAGGTGGCGGCAAATGCCACGGTGATGGTGTCACTGGAGGTGGGCACCTTGCCCGCCGCAATGACCGAACCCCAGCATTTGAATTGCTGGTTAACCGCCCCCGCCTGGGTCTGTATCGCGGTCCAGGTATTGGCTTTGCTGTCACTGATGCTCTGAGGGGTGCCAGCCGTATTGTCAACGCCCGCAAAGACCACCACCAGGTCACCCACCTGGGGCATGCGGTAACTGCCCACGCCGCCGCTAAACGAGGCATCCTGTGCCCCGTAATTAACGGCCAGGTTTAGGCTGATGTTCTGGGCCTGTGACCCAGAGCAGCACTCATAAACGGCAGCGTTAGCCACGGCTGGGGCCCCTGGGCTTTACTCGGTCTGGGTGTAGGTGAGTGAGCTAATGGCGACGTTGCCGCCCACCGCCAGCGCCACGCTGGACAGAATCAGGTCAGCCGCGCTGGTGCCCACGCTGCCGTCAAACACTGCGGTGGTGCCGTCAGACTTAAACGCGCGGAACCATGAGGCGGTGCCTGCGGCCACCGCATTGGCGGCGGTGATCGCATTGGCGGTGGCCACGCCGCTGGAGCTGGCAGGGCCAAAAGCCGTGGCCCCGAAAGTCAGCGTTACCAGCAGGGTGCCGCTCGCGGCAGCGTTGGCGTTGGCGGGCTGGGCACCTGACCTGATGGCGATGCTGCCGCCATTGCAAAGCGCACAGACCGCATCAGCGGCGGCCTTAGCAGCCGCGTCAGACAGGAACGGGTTATTAGCCATCGCTGGCCCTCTCTATTTGGGATACCTCGGTTTGGTTCATGCGGCCCCCGTGGCCTCAGCCCACGCAAGCTGACGCGAGACAGCGGCGGCAATCTCTGTTTCACTCTGATGGGCGCGCGGGTAGACATTGACCGTGACGCCATGGGCCCGCCCGACCTGGCCGCCCAGCGGCGTGACCAGCTCAGGGCCCCGCTCGCCAAAGGTGTAGAGGCTGCCGCTGGTCAGCCCGAAACCCGCCACTGGCTCACCGATGATGCCGCCGCTGGCGTAGCCATGCCCATGCCCGATGACCCCCAGCATGCCCAGGCGGCCATACCTGTGCAGGGCGTAATTAATGGCCGCATACACGTTAGCCAGGGGGTCTAGGATGCCACGCCTGGCAAAGGGCCCAGCGTAGGCGGCAAAGGTGCCAGGAATGACCTGGAGCAAACCCTGAGAAGGGTGACCAGCAAGCCAGTTGGAATCCCACCTGTTGACCACGGAAGGGTTGCCGCCCGATTCTGTGGCCATTTGCGATAGCCACGGGCCCAGGTAGGCGGGCGGCAGCCCCAGCATCGCCAGCACGCTGGACACCAGGCCCGCCCAGTGCTGCACGCCAGGGCTGCCGCCACCGCCGAACAGACCGCCGAAAAAACCGCCGATCTTGCCCAGGATGCCCTTAGCCCAGCCGCCCAGATTGCCCAGGGCCCGCAGTGCGGCGGCGGGCAGTTTGGCCACCGCCACCAGGCCCTTGCCCAGCATGGCCGCGAGGGCTCCAGGGATACCGCCAAAGATGTGCTTAGCGATGCCCAGCGGGTTGCTGGACACCAGGCCGCTGATAAAGCCCAGGCCCACATTTTTGCCCAGCCCTGCCATGACCTGGCTGGGGCTGCTGATGTGGAAGAAATTTTTAACCGCATTGACGATGGGGTCAACAATGTGCGCCTTGACCCATGACCCGATACCCGCCAGGGCCCCGCTGATGCCCGATAGCAGCGAGTGAACGGCATCAGCTCCAGCGGACACCAGCCGCCCGCCTATGCCCTGCACCACGCTTACGGCGGCATTCCACGCGCGGGAGAACACGCCGCGCAGGGTGCCCATCACATTGGACACCACTGACAGCACGCCGCGCACCGCGTTGCCGACAAAGGACTGCACCGCGTGCCAGGTGCTAACCGTCACGTTGGACACCACGCGCCAGCAGGCTGATATGGCCTGGCGTATGGCGTTAAAGCCAGCCACCACCACGTTGCGCACGATATTGACCACCCGCACCACGATGGCCTCAAGGGCCTTAAACGCGGGTATCAGGCCAGGGCTGCCGCCCATGATCCACTTGACCACGCTGGTGATGACATTGACCAGGAATGTCAGCCCCTTAACCAGCCAGCCAATCAGGGGCACCAGGATTTTAATGATGTACCATTTTTCAAACGCCACCGCCATCTTTATGATGGGGGTGATCAGCCGCACCACGAGGCCCAGCACGAGGCCCAGCACCTTAGCCAGCAGCACCACCAGCGGCATCAGGCTGACCAGTATGGGCGTCAGGGCCTTTATGATCGGGGCCAGGGCATTGCCCAGCAGGCGGGCCAGCATATTGACGATGGGCAGCAGGGGCTTTATGGCCGCAATGATCGCTTTAAACGCGGGCATCAGGGCCACGATCAAGGTCTTTACCAGGCCCATGACCGCGTTGCGGAATTGCGGGCTAACCGCCATCAGGGTGGTAAAAATCGTCAGGATGATACCCACGGGCCCAGCGGCCACGCCCAGGGCCTTGCCCAGGCCGCCCACCTCGCCCACCACGCCCTTTAGGGCTGGGAACAACTGCACCGCTGCCGCTTTGCCAATCGATCCGATAGCACCGCTAAACAACTTGAGGGGGCCCAGCAGGTGACTCAGCAGGCCGCCAAATATGGGGATCTGCTGCACCAGCCCGCTGCCCATGAACAGGGCGGCGGCACCGCCAGCTCCAGCGAGGGCGGGCCCCCAGTGCTTTATCGCGTCGGCAATTTTCTGCACCTGGGCTGGCTTGAGTTTGTCCAGCCAGACTGTGGCCATGTTCACAAAGTGAGCAAAGGGCGCAGCGAGGCGGCCCACCGCGCCACCGATGGCGTTAAAGATGGGGGCCAGCTTGCCGCCTGGCGCTATCGACTCAGAGAATTTGGACGCCAGTTTGCCCACTGCGGTGGCCGCTGGGTTCAGGGCCTTTAGCAGCACCTTGCCTACTGACTTTTCCACCTCGCCATACGCGGTTTTGATGCGCTGGCTCATGGTGGCGGTGGCCGCTGCGGTGCCGCCAAACTCGCGGTTTAGCTCGTGCAAGATCAGTTTTTGGGCGGCCATGGTGTGGCCGCTCTGCACCATGGCGGTTATCTGGTCTTTTTGCTGCTGGGTGAACGTGACGCCCACGCGAGACAGCGCGCTAATGCCCTTGATCGGGTCATTAAGCGCTTTGCCCAATTGTATGGCTTGCTTTTTCATTGCCTCGCCGGTGACATTGCCGCCCGTCATCGCGGCTGTCATATCGGTCAAGACAGAGGTGGCCTGGTTAAATACGTCGTTGCCTTTGCCAGCCTCATTGCGGACGTTCGTAAACGTCAGCATCATGTTTGTGCCGGACTTTATAGCATCGTCATCGATACCTGTCTTAGCCATTATCGAGGCTGACAGGCGGTCGATTTGCTTAGCGGTGACGTTGGCCACGCCACCCGTTGACTTGATAACCGCAGCGGTCTGGCCAGCGATCTTGTTGGCATCCTCAGCGGCCTTATATGCCTTGACGCCAAAAGCAACCGCAGCGGTGGTGGCCAGGCCCAGGCCCGCCACGGTGGCCTTGCCCACCGCCTTAGCTGCGGGGCCCAGCTTTGCCAGGCCCTTGCTGATGTGATCGCTGACCGTGCTGCCTGCCTCGTCACCTGCCTTAGTGGCGGCGGTCTTGATCTGATCTTCCATGGGGCGGGTGATCGCGCCCACTAGCACCTGTAGGGCTGAGTACGCATAGTCAGCCATCGCGGGTCACCACCCCAGGCATGCCCGCCAGGGCCCTGATGGCGTTGGCCCACGCGGCATGGCCTGCCGCCCCGTCGCCCCTGCGCGGCCCTGTGCTGGCCGCTGCCGCCCCGTCAGGCAGGCGGGGCGGCCTGGGTATGGGCTTAGGCCGCGCGGCCTGGTTACCCGCCGCGCGCAGCGTCACCCAGGTCAGCTCTGCAACGTGATCGATCAGCGCGGCCAGTAGCCCCGACTCAGCCCCCCAGGGCTCACCTGGTGACCTCGCCCAGGGCGGCAGGTTGCGGGCCAGCACCCACAGGCGGCGGGGGCTGACCCGCGCCACGTCAAGAATGTCCAGCCCGTATGCGGCCATGAACATGGCCTCTAGCTGGGGTTCGAACCGGCCCGCGCAGGCCGTGGCGAGTTTCCCAGGCCGCCCACGCCAGCGGTCTGGCCCACCGCCTCAAATAGCACGGTGAGGTCACCCACGGTCATGCCTGCGGCCAGCAGGCGGTCATAGGCATCCTGGGTCAGCAGCATCACCAGGGCTGCCTCCAGCTCGCCCCTGCCTATGCGGGCCTGGGCCTCCAGCGGCCATGCGGTGGCGGGCGGTATCGCGTAATTCTCACCCTTATAGGTGAACAGGAACGGCACGGGCTTTGACTCAGCCGCCGCAGCAGCGGTGGCCGCATCGAGGTCAAAGGGGTGCCGCCCGTTGGCGGCCCCGCTCACGTCGCGGTGCCAGACAGGATGGTGGCCAGCACGCCGTTATCAACCTGGGCGGTCATGGTGCACTCAAGGGGCACCGCAGCCCCGCGAGTGATCGCCATATCGCCAGCGTCGGTCAGCAGCGCGCGGGTAAAGCCCACCCGCATGACGTTATTGCCGTCCAGGGCATCGATGGCCACCGCATACTGATGGCCGCCCTTATCCGCTCGCACGGGCATGCTAAAGCTGCCGTCAGTGGCGCTGGGCGTGGGCGGGTCAGCGTCAAAGAACAATGACAGCGTGAGGCTATTGAGCTGCCAGAGAATAAAGTGCAGGGTGACCTCACGCTGGGTGATGACAGACCTGATGGGGCTAATGGACTGCCACGGGGTGAGGTCTTGCTTTGTGGTGTTCTGCCCGATGGTGGGCCCCGCATCGCTCAGGTAACCCAGGATTTGCCACGGGCTGGCAAACGCGGTTTTGGTATCGGTCGGCAGCGCGGTGCCAGGCGGGGCCAGCCACAGGCCAGGCCCGTTAGGCGTGCCTACGTGCAATTCAGCCGAATTGAGCGCAGCAACCCAGGTGGCCTGCGGGTCAACCTCAGGCGGTGCGTCGGTCATGGTCATTTGCGGCGGTCCCTTCTCACGGGCCTGTCAGCACGGGCTGCCCGCATCTGGCGGGCAGGACTGCCAGGGATTGGGTGGGCGCGTATTTCGTAACGGGCTACATAGCGCGGGCCCCCGTCAGGGTCAGGCATCCAAAAAGGGCCCTCAACTGGCTGGGCGTAAGACACCACGCCCTGCGGCCAGGGGTCATCAGGCAGCGCGGCCATGCGCTGGCGCACCACCTCTGCGGTGTCGCGGGTGGCCTGCTTTGTCTTGCCCCGCGCATCGATCTGGAGCGAATAGGCCACCAGCCAGGGCGGCCAGTTGGTCTGCGCCGCGTAGGCAAACGAGGTGACGCCAGGCAGGTCATTGACGTGCGCCCAGACCCATGCCTCTAGATCGGGCTGCACGATCTGCGCCACGGTGGTCATGCGCCACCGCCCGCCGCACGGTATTTAGCGATCACGGGCCCCAGGTAGGGCTCAGCGTGCATATAGCGGGTGCCGTATTCGACATAGGCCGCGTAGGGCTCAGGGTTGCTGATGATGCGCACCGCTGGCGCGTGGCCCCGCGTTACCGTCCAGGCGGTGGCCAGATCGCCCGTGGGGCCCTTAGGCGTGGCTGCCTGCACCTCGTGCAGGATCGAATTTGCCAGGGCCTCTATCAGCGGGTCAGCGGCCTGGATCGCGGCCTGCGGCTGGGTTACGCGGTATTGGCTGGTGCTCATTGCGACCACGCAACCGAGGTGACCGCAGCGGCCCAGCAGTCCAGCCCGCCGCTGCCCGTGGGGTCGCGCACGAGGCGCACCTGGCTGAGGCGGTAGACCTCGCCCCGCGCGTGCACCAGGCAGCCCTCAAGCGCGGGCGCATCGGGCGGCAGGTAGAGGCTGCCCAGGCCCGTGGCATGCGGCGCAAAGGGCCCGCCACCGCCCCCCTGGTCTGCGCCTGGCGCTGACAGGCCAGGCTGGAGCTGGAGCGCTCCAGGGCCCTGCCAGGGTGTGCCTGTCCCTGGCAGGGCCCAGCCGTGCCCGTCCCACTCGCTGCCAGGCGGGGCGAGGCTGATCTGGTCAGGGGTCAGCAGGATCATGGCGCTGGCACCTGCGGGGCATCAGCCCACCAGCCCCCGCCCCAGCCAGGCGGCGGCGGCGGGGCCAGGGTGATCATGGGGTCAGCCAGCACCAGCTCAGGGCTGGCCATGCTGCCCATGAGGCTGCGGTGCCAGGCCGCGCGGGCCATCGCGGCCCCGTAGTCACCACCAGGCATGGGCGGTGAGTAGCTGACCGATTGGGCCCCTGTGCTAACCGACGCCATCGAGGGCGAGGGCGGCAGCGTGGCCGCGTATGACTCCCACATCAGGGCGGCGGCCAGGTGCGGGTCTGTGGCCCAGACCGCATCAGCGATGGCCTGGGCCTGGGCCAGCGGCAGGCCGCCAGGCGTCGGCGGGTCCAGCGGCGGGGCCCAGGCCACCCACGGGTCAGCGGGCGTGGGCTCAGTCGGCGGGGTCATGCTCAGCGCTTGCAATAGCCGCCGCTGATTAGACCCAGGCGGCACAAACGCGCTGCCCGACTCTGCCACCTCGATGGCGAGGCTGACCCAGCCGCCGCTATCGGTCACGCTGGCCACGGTCCACCGCTGGTAATTCTGGCTATCGTCAGTGCCCTGCTGGGCAATCAGGTCACCAGGCATCACGGCGGCCAGGCCGCTGGTGCGGTCATAACCGTCAGCGTCAATGCACGAGATTGCCACCAGGGCGGGCGCAGCCCAATCATCAGCACGGTATTTGCCCGTGCCTGGCGCGGTGGTCGGGGCACCGCTCTGAGTGTCCCAGTAACCGGAGGCCAGAATTGCACCCGCCCTGGCGTTGCTCACTTCTTTGTGTCTACCTTTGCCTCGGTCGGCGCGGTGCCTGATGCGCTGCCGGTAACCGTCTTTGCAAATGCGTGCGCACCTGCCGGAACGGTCACGGTAACGGGGTTGATAAGCGTAAAGCCAAACCTGGCCCACACTTTGAGAGGTGTGACGTTATCCTGAAAACCGCTGACCTGCACCACGCCGCTGGCGTCAGCGATAACGGCTGACGGGTCCATGACATAGCGAATATCGGAACGGACACCCAAAACCGCCCAGTTCCAATCGCCGGTCAGGAAGTCAGCGGGGGCCACGCCCGTCTTGCCCTGGAAGGGCGTATAGACCACGGGCACGCCGTAAAGGCTGGGCAGCGAATACTCACCCACGCTGACCTCGCCCAGGATCAGCTCATTGGTGGTGGCCCTCAGGCCCCGCAGGCGTGACCTCACGGTGAGGTCTGCCACGTCACCCGTGGGGTTAAGGCCCTGGCCCTCAACTGCGGCCATGGCCTTATTGACAGAATCGATGGCGTCAATTCCCGCGTTGACCGGGGTCGCGGCGGCCATGATGCCGCCCGCAGGGAAACTGGCGGGGGCGGCCACGCCAAAGATGACCGCGCCGTCAAGGGCCATGGCGATGGCCTGGGCCAGCAGCGGGCGGGCGTAATTCCACAGATTGATCGATGTATCTTCGATCATCTTGTCTGGGATGGCGATAACTGCCGCCACCTCTTCAGCGGTCAGCGTGGCGGGCTTCAGACCGATGTCTGTATATGGCTTGCGGCCACTGCCGCTGGCGGTCACCCACGAGGCGGTGGGCAGCGTCTTTGGCACGGGCATTTGACTGACGCCCGTGCCCATGGGCACGGTCTGGCACAGTTGCAGGGCAGCAGAGGCCCGGACAGCCTCTTGCATGATCACGGTGCTTACTTCGGGCGGTATTACTCCGCTAAAATCTCCCAGGGCCATTGCTGAAAGCCTCCAGCGGGGCTGCCGCAATGGGCAGCCCCTAGCGCGATTCGGTGGGTTATCGCGCCACTTTGCGGGTTACCGCCCCGCAGGCCACAGACCCGCCGCGCGGCCCTGGGCTAAAGACGCCCTGTTAACCCGCCTCCAGGTTTGGCCACTGGCTGCCCGCCCGCCACAGGCGGGGGGGCAATAGCGCCAGTATGCGCCAGCCCAGGAATTGCCGCCACGGGCCATATGGCCCTTTAACCCATATGGCCCGTTGCCCTTTAGCCCCTGGGGTGCTTACCGCCCATCGCGGTGCGCAGGAAGTCACCACCATCAGCGGGCCCGCCCCGTGCGCCTGGCGGCACCTTGCCCGCCCCGTTGGCTGAGGGCAGCGTGGCGGCCAGGCGGTCAATGAGTTTGGCCAGCTCGCCCTTATCCACCTCGCCAGCCTCGGTCACGAATTTGGCCAGGTCTATGACCTCCAGCGCTGCCTCAGGGTCAGCGATCTTGCCGTGGGCGGCCAGCTTAAACTCAGCGGCGGCCAGCGCCAGGCCATGCTCGCGGCGGGCCTCTGCGCGGCCCTCGTCACGGGCCTTAGCCAGCTTTTTCTCATCCTCGGTCATGGCCGCCTGCTGGGCGGCGGTGAGGTCATCCTGGGCCCGCTTGCGGGCGTCACGCTCGTGGGCCAGCGCGGCCCTCAGGCGGGCCAGCTCGCCATCGTCGGCGGGGGCCTGGCCGCTGCCGCCAGGCTGGCCCTGGGCGGGGCCCTGGCCGCCGCTGGGCTGCTGGCCCTCAGGGGCCTGGCCGCCAGCAGGGGCGGTGCCCTGGGGGGCCTGGGGGTCTGCTGGGGCCTGTGGGCTGGTCATGGCACGGTCACCTCTCAGGAGTAGGCAAGCTCAGGGCCAGCGGTGCAGCCGCAGTGGGCGTGGGCTTCAAAGTCAGCGCTGGCGGGGCGGTAACCCTGGTCAGCGATCTGGCTGCAAAAGTCGCACGCGCCAGGCCCCGTTATCCGGTCACACCGCCCGGTCAGGCGGCGGTCTTGCTGGGCGTTGGTCATTACCGTGGCGTTGGCCGCGCGGTAGGGCTCTGAGGCGGCCAGCCCGTTAAGCCAGACCTGGGCGGCCCCTGCGGCGGTGGCCGCGTCCTGCCCTGCGGCCAGCCTGGCCGCGTAGAGGCGGGGGGCAAACGCGGCCAGGGCGGGCACGGTCAGGCCGCTGGAGGTCATGCCGATCACGCCCGCTGGGATGGCATAGGGGTCAGCGGGCTGGCCCGTGGCCCTCGTGGTCAGGGCGGCCAGGTAGGTGCGGGCGTGGGTGACCGCTGCGGCCTGCCCGCGCGTGGTGAACGTCGCGGCCAGGGTTGCGATCATGGCCACGCTGGCGGGGCTGGCGGGGTCATACATCTTTGCCCACAGGGCGGCCAGCAGCGCCATGAGGCCCGTTTTGCCGTGGGCGAGGCGGGCCCTGTATCGGGCGGTGATCGCAGGGTCAGTGCTCACTATGGGTGCTCACAAACTCTGCCCGCTCAGGTCAGCCTCAGGCGGGCTGCCCGCGCCAGCCTGGCCCAGGGCCTTTGCGATGTCAGCGGCCCCCAGGGCGGCGGCCTGGTTTGCCGCGTCCTGCGCGGCCTGCGCCGCGCTGAGGCCCTGCCAGGTCTGTATTTCCTGCGGCGTGGCCCCCCATCGCTGCCATAGCACCTCGCGGGGCACGCCCAGGGTGGCCATTTTGGTCAGGGCGTCAACTAGCTGGGCCTCGCTGCGCGTTTCAAAGTCACGCCAGACCACCTCAGCCCCGATATAGGCGGCCCCAGGATCGCCCACGAGGCCCAGGGCCAGGCGCATTACTGACTCCCACGTCTCACCTATGTGGGTGGCGCGGCGGGCCACCTTTGACACCAGGCCCGCCTCAGCGGCCTTGATCGCGTCGGCAGACAGGTTGGCCATCTTGCCCAGCAGGTAATGCGGCGGGGTCTGGGTGATCGCGGCCAGGTGGCTTACGTCGCGGTCAACCGCCTCCAGGTAGCCCACCAGCGTTGACTCAGGGAATGACCCGAATTTGCCGTCCGGGTTCTCATTGGTCAGCAGGCGGTTTGCGCCCACGTTATAGGGCTGCACTAGCACCTCTTGTGAGGTGCCGTCAGCGGCGGTGGTGATCTGGCGGGCCAGTTTGACGCCCGTGGCCCAAATCTGGCGGAATGCGCCGTAATCGGTGGCCACCATGCGGTTAAAAATGGTGGTGTGTATGCGGTCCTGAAAACTGATGGCAGGGTCCAGCTCGCTGCGCGGGGCCCTGGCCATCGAGGTGCGGGGCTGCGGCTGCATTTCCAGCAGCGTGACCACGCCCGCAGGGTTGGCCTCGATGACCGGGCCCTGGCTGTCAGGCGTCCAGGTGACAATTTCGTCAGGCAAGACCAGCACCTCAGTAACCGTGCCAGGCGCATAGGCGTAGCCACCTGTGCCCATCGCGGCCAGGGTCATATCGCTAAACCGCTTATAGCCTGCTATCCGCTTGCGGCGGTTGCCAGGCTCATACAAAACCGTGGCCTCCAGCGGTGACTCAGGGGTGATGCTGACCCCGCTGGGGTTATCGTCATCAGCCTGCACCAGCACAAAAGACCGCCCGCACACCAGGGCATCGGTCTGCACCAGCTCTGAGTCAGCGTCTAGCTGATTTGCCTGCCAGATCGCCCACGCGGCATCAGTGGAATCACCGAAACGGAAGCCCACCACCTGCAACCGCTCAGCCACCGCGTTAACGATCAATTCACACCAGTTGGCGTAAGACTCCTGCAAAAACCTCAGGAACGTCTCACGCTCTGCGCTGTCCATCAGCGCGGTGATCTGGCTCTGCCCGTCGTAATAGCCCATATAGCCCAGGGCCCGCGCGGCCTGGGCATCGAGCTGGTAAGCGCATGCGGTGCGCATATCGTCCAGGTATGACATTGGGCTGACCTCCGGTTACCAGCCTGCGGCGGCATAGTCATTAACGGGCACGGCGGCCCGCTGGGCGCGGTCAAGGGCCATGACAGCGGCCACCATGCCGTCAATCTTGTCTGCTGACCGTTGCTTATCCAGCTTGAGATTCCCGCTGGGATCGGATCGCGTGACGCAATTGCCTGCCTCCCAGCGGGCCACGGGATTGCCCCCGTGACGCCACAGGCCGCCGCGCACGAGGCGCAATAGCTCAGCGGTGGGCGCGGCCATCGAGGCAAACCCCTGGCCCATTTGCACCAGCGGCCAGCCCTCGTCAACCAGGCCGCTGGCTAGCTGGGTGGCCCCCCAGCGGTCAAAGGCAACCTCAGCGATGTCATAGACCTCACGGTCAGCGGCCAGCGCGGCAGTGATCGCGCCATAATCGATCACGTTGCCCTCAGTCAGCACGAGGTGCCCCTGGGCCACCCAAACGTCAGCCTGGCCGCCCGTGCGCCGTGACAGGTCGCGCAGCGCTGAGGCAGGCGCAAAATGCCGCCAGATCACGTCATGGCTGCCATCGTCATTGGGAAACACGAGGGCATAGGCCGCCAGGTCAGAGGTTGACGCCAGGTCAAGGCCCGCCCAGCAGGTGCGGCGGGTCAGGCCGCCACCTGGCCCGCCGCACGCATCCCAGGCCGCCAGATCGATAGCGCGGCCAACCTTATTGGCGGGCTGATTCAGCCGGAATTGACGAAACGCCCGCTCAGCGGGCGGGTTGCCCTGGGCCTCGCGGCACTCGCTGGCCAGCGTGCGCAGCTCCAGAAAATCGCCTAGCGCAGGGTTAGCCGCGTGCCAGGTGGCGGGCAGCGTCCAATCAGCATCAGCAGCCGCCGCGAACATGACCACCAGCCGCTCAGGGTCCAGCCCAGGATCTTGCGCCACCCGCTCTGACCATTCCCGCTCGGTCGCGGCAAAGCTGGCGGGGTCAGACTCAGCGGTGGTGGCCATCAGCAGCAGCGGTTGCGCGCGTGCGCCAAACGAGGTGCGCAAGGTGTCATACAGGTCACGGCTGGTCTGGGTCAGCAATTCATCGATATAGGCCCCGCTGGGATCGATGCCCAGCGTGCCCGCCGCGTCACCCGCCACCGCCGCGTAAAGGCTGCCCGTGGCCTCGTCAACAATGCGGTGGCTGGACGGTATGACCTGCAAACGCTCGGTCAGGGTCACGCTATTGCGCACCATCGCCCGCGCCACGCGGTAAACGAGGCCCGCCTGGTCTTTGTCCAGCGCCAGCCCGTAAACCTCTGCGCCCACCTCGCCATCAGCCACCAGCAGGTAAAGCACGATCCCTGCCAGCAGCTCGGTTTTCCCGTTTTTGCGGGGCAGCAGCAGGTAAAGCACGCGGTAACGGCGCACATAGCGGCCCCGCACCTCGTCATAGATCACCTGGCCAAACAGGGGGGCCAGCACGCGGTCACGCTGCCAGGGCGAGGGCACAAAGGGCCTGCGCGCATACTGCCCCTTTGTGTGGGTCAGCACCTCAGAGAAAAACGCCGTGACGTGGCCCACGCGGCCCGTGCACCTGTGCGGCCCCCGCCTGCGGCAGACCTTGCCGTCAAAGGCGTACCTGCACAGGGGGTCAGCCACGGCGGTGCCACGCCCAGCCCGCAA